GTTTCATTTCTTTACCAGCTTTCATAAGTTGGTAAGCAACTTCAGACTTACGACCATACTTACGTACTACGTCATATGTGTTTGAAATTTGAACTGTTTTGCGTGAGATTTGAGTATAGTTACCTAATACTGTTGTTGCTGCTAATGTTGCGAATGAAGCGTCATCACCTTCAACAGAAGCATTAGTGCCAGCTGCTTGTAAAGCATCTGTTTGCCATTGATGGTAAGTTTGACCTGCTGACATACGTTTTGCCATTGATAACAATGGTGTGTCTTCTGGAGAAATATCAAAGATAATGTCTTCAAATGACTCTGCTATACCTTTACCGGTATAACTATTGGTTGCTGATACTGCCATGATTATGGTTTCCTTTTAAATTAAAGCATGTTTTCTATAAGTTTTTGAGCTGCATCTGACTTACCTGTCTTACGTAATTGCTCACGTAGGTTACGGTGGTTAGAATTAGCTTCCGCTTTGGTATCTTTAGAACCAGGTTTCACAACTGGTTTAGCGTTTGATACCTTTTTCTTCACAACTGAATTTTGTTGTAGTTTTCGCCATTGCATAGCGTCATGCAATACCTTCACGTGACGAGGGTCAACAATTGAGTTGAGTTCTGCATCTGAAAAGCCATAGTCTTTGCCAGTAGATAACAATGCTTGGTTAGTCTCAGGACTCCAATTTGGTATCTCTTTAGCTAAAACTTCTTTTCCTTTTGCTATCTTCTCTGCCATCAATTGCGATTGCTTCTGAACGACTTGTTGCTTTTTGGCTTCAAACTGTGAAACGAGTTGACTACGTTCTTGCTGTAGTTGGTTGTATGTAAAGAAAAGTTTTTGCGCTTCCACAAAGTCATTATCAGACAATTGACTCCAATTCACGTTAGCATATTGGTTTAATTGTTGGTCTAATGATGTGATTTTTGCTACATCTTCAATTAAGACATTGTTAAGTTGCATTTGCTCTTGAAAGGCTTGCTCTTGCATTTGTATTTGCTGGGCATACGCTTCTAGCTCTTTGCGTTGTTCTGCTACTTGTTGTGTCTTTTGCGTGTAGTCTAAGCCTTGTTGAGCTAATGCTACTACTTCGTCTAGTGGTTTCTCAACATCTTCACCATTGACTTTAAGTTTAAGGATAGCAGGAACTTCATCTTGCGACTGTTCTTCTTCCTCAACCTCTTCATCTGGTTCTTCTGTTGCTTCTTCTGTCTCTACTTCATCAGTAGCTTCAGCTTCAGCCTCTAGTGGTGTTTGTTCTTCTTCTTCTTGAAGTTCAGGTGGTTTAACATCTGATTCAATACTATCACCAAGCATAGTCTCTAACCGACTTTGTGGTGACTGTTCTGCGACTTGGTCACTCATAGTTTTATTTCCTTGAAATTAGACAATAAAAAAACCTCGAAGTAGGCTTAAGTAGGCTTGTCCTTACCTAAATTCTTTTGCCTGTCAAAACGGTTTTCACTCAAAATACTGACAAATTGCTTTTGAATGAAACACTTACCCAAATATTTTAAACTTAGGTCTGTCCGTTTGGATAGCTGCTAACTTACCTGTGTGCATAACGTCAGTAAGTTGTTTGTTAATTTGGTTTAATAGTTGTAGTGCGATAACTAATTTGTTGTGGGTCTTCTCATCACCTAGTGGACTGTTAGCCATACTAGCAATAAGACTTTCACGTACCTTATCCATAGCTTCTTTGTAGATAGGGTTATCTAATATCTGTGCTGCTTGTTCACCACGTTTAACTTCTTCTAATGACTTATCCGCCATACATCATCCCTGATTGTGCTTTGATTTGTGCAATAGCTAAATCAGTTTCTGCTCTTAGTTGTGCCTTAAAGCGTTCTAATTCAGCTTGAGATGCTATCTTCTCACGTTCAATTATAACATCATTCTGTGAACGTACTTGTTCTTGTTGTAATTGAGCTTGAGCTTTTTGTTGTTCAATCTGCAACTGACCTTGAACCATAATCTCTGCTTCAGAAGGTTTGTCTTGTTGACCTTCTTGCTCAGGTGTATTAGCTGGATTAACCCAGAACTCTTCAGGGTTCTTAAAGCCTGCATTCTGTGTAAGTTTAGCAAGTGCGTTGTATATCTTTTCAGGGTTAGTTAAGCCAACAGCAATAGCTTCTTTTTGCATATTCAAGATAGATGTTAAGTGAACCAATTGTTGGTCTTTATTACCTGCACCTAAGCCTACAGAGATAGATAAGTCTTTACGAGCTTTCCATTCTCTAGGGTCTACTTCTACCCATTTGTTACGTAGACGAATAATGTCTGGTTTAGTAAGCGTTGTTCTAACTAAGTAATGCACAAGTTTAAATAACTCTTTTACACCTGTCTCAGCAAATGTTCTAGCTACTAACTCAATACGTTGTTGAGACGCATTCATAATCTGTGCTACACCGGTAGCTGTCTTGTTAAGACTGTTAGCATCTAAGCCTTGATTGTAAGCTGTGATACCTGTTCTCTTTTCTTTCATAGAGTCCATGTATTCAACCATACCGAATGATGATGCTGGTAATGGTGGATGTGATAAAGGCATAATACCTGAACCTGGGTCACCTTCTACACGAACAATACCACCTGGGCGTGATGTAAGCATATCGTCTAGGTTTACTCTATCAGAGATAGCATAACGACCATTGTTAGCTAGATACATATTATCTAACTGACCACGAATAAGAGTAGACTTAATTAACTGAATGTCCATAGTCAAGTCAGCATAAGAACGACCAATATGTCTATGTGGCATTATCATAGGTGTGATACATGCGAAAGGTACATACTCACATTTCTCTTTATAAAGAACTGTGTTACCTAATACGACTACTCTATATCTTTCACCATCTAACTTAATGTATGTGTCTTTAACGAGTGCTTCTTGTGACTCAATAGCTCTATCATATTCTTCATCATAAATATCACGAGCATTAGACTCTTCTTCAAAAGTCTCTCGTAGGTCTGACATAATAGACTTGATGTATTCTAATGGCTTGTCAAACGTTTCAGCAATGTCAGCTAACTGCATCACTTCTCTGTGTTGAACAAACTTAGCATCTTGTAGGTTAGGACCATTAACTTCTACAGAAATCATCATGTTTTCTGGAGCTACGTTCTCAATACGAATCTCTGTTTCTTTTTCTGTAACCTTGAGCTTAACGTCATGTAACATAGGTTGCATAACTGTAGCTGGGTCAACACCATTCATAGCTGCTTGTTGATAGACAACATCCATGTTGACACTTGGGTCAGGGTAACCAGTATGCTCTAATACTTCTGTATTCTCATCTGAAGCCAACATCTGTAGTTGCGCGTCTGTCAACCCCTTGTATTCGTATTCTTCTTCTTCCTCTTCTTCTTCGGCATATACTTTTACATAACCGTTCTTAGAGAGTAGTGCGTCTTTAAACCATACGTAGAATATCTTGAAGCCTTCGTTTTGCTCCATCACTACATGGTTAATATAATCTGTTTCTTGTTCTGCTGCTTCTTGGTCTTCAGGACCTTTAGGGTCAAACTGAACAACCTTATCACCGGCTACAAAGACTTTAAGTAATTGTGGTAATGCTGACTCAATAGTATCTTGAACGTCATACGATACAACTTGTGAACGACCTTCTTCTTCGTTACCGAATGGTTGTCCTAGGTAGTAGTCAATCGCTTCTGCTCTATCATTAGACAATGCACTATCATTTACACCATAGGCTATATTTTCTTGCGACTCAATCTGTGCAATTATTTCCATTTCTTCTATCTTCATTAAACAATTCCTCTATTTGTATATTGTATTTTCTCTTTGCTCCATGACTCATTCTTCATAGACTCAATAGAGGTACATAAATATCTGAACGCATCTGCTCCATGGCTGTATTCGTCATGTAGTGGCGCACCAGGTTCGTTGGTTGCAGAGTTTATACTTCTGCGATAATTCTTTAAACATTCAACAAGTCTTTGTGCTGACTTGTCAAAGTATATTCTGTGAAAGTTCATTCTTGCTAACTTAATGCCAGACTCTATATCTTGTTTAGGAACAATACGTATATCCCATCCTAACTTCTTCATAATATCTTCTGCTGATATACCATGCTTGAAGTCTTTAGACTGTCCGTCATGTGGTAAGAACATTGTACCCCATTTATAGGATAAGTTCTTAAGTTGTGCAGAATAACTATCTAGTGTTCTGTGGTCATCTTCTATGTAACCAATGATGCGTAAATCTGATATACCTTTTTGGCATAGGATAACTGACATGCTGTCGTTCCATCCTAAGTCCATAACCACATGAACCTTCATCATAGGGTCATAAGGTACAGTTGTTATACGGTTACCTTCTTGTGCTTCACGTATCTCGTTAGAGTATATAGCACCATCTACAGCAGCTTTACAATCACCTAACCATATGTTTGCATAGTCAGGGTTAGTCTTCTCGCTATGTTGACGTTCTATTTCAAGAACTTCGCTGAACCATGGATTATCCATGTAATTTAGCTTAACTACCTTAGCATTCTCTGGTGGATTAACCACAAACCTAGTATATGTATCATCTGTATCAAGACCAGGGTTGAATGACACCCATATCTCTGACTCTGGCTTACGTATTGTAGGAATGAGTATATCCCATGACTTCTTGCTAATTGTCTGTGACTCTTCACACCACACACGGTCTATTCCCTCATAGCTCTTTATCGACTCTGCTGTGTTAGTAGCTAAACCTGTGAATACAAATAAACTACCGTTAAGACCACGTATCTCTGACTCTAACACTTCATAGAACTGACCTAAGCCTAATGCTTGTATCTGGTCTGACAAAAGCTGGTGAACTGAGTTTTTAATACTACGTTGCACTTCTCGTGCACATAATACACGCAATGGTTTATTAGCTGCTTGCAATAATAATGCTCTAGCAAATCCCCATGACTTACCTGAACCTCTACCACCGTATGCTACTTTGTAACGGTGTGGCTCAAATAAGAAGTCTAGCTTACTCGGAAACTGGGCTATCGTCTGGCTTGACAAAGCTAATTCCTATTCCAATAGGCAAATCTTTACCATCTGCACCAGTCAGCTCTGTAGTTGCTACTGACTTACCGTCTACTCTATCAGCAAATTCTTTTATAGCAGATACGTCACCACTAATAGCTTTATCTATCAGAGCTTGTGCTACTTGACGTGCTACTTCACCTTCGCTTTGCTTATCTATTCTTTTAATCGTTTCCGCAAATAACCTATTGATTTTACTAGAATTGGTATTGCCAGGCTGTCCGCCTACTTTTCTTTCTTCTGTGTCGTTTTCCATTGTTTTGCAACTCCCATAGGTTGGTTGCCCTTTATTTTAAATAATTGCAATAATTTCTTGACATTCTATTTTAACCTATATATATTGACTGTACCGGCAATTTACACTTACTTGCAACCGGTCAATAAACTTTGCTAAAGGAGAACAGTATGTCTACGTTTAAATATGAAGTATTAGTACAGTTAGGTCAATTAAAAGCACTTAAACTCTTTGTTCCTAAAAAAGATGTTAGGTATTATCTTAATGGTATTTATGTTGAGTTTAACCAATATAATACTATCTTTGTTGCAACTGATGGTCATAGACTATTAAGTACAGCTATCTATAATAATGATATTCAACATGCTAGACCTACTATAGGAGCAATTATACCTATAGAAACTATTGAGTCATTATTGAAACTTAAATCTAAAGTGGGAGCTGCTTTAATATCTTTAGATATAGAAAACAATATAGTTAAAAAAATACATATTGTTAATGATGCTATTAAATTAGAAACTTTACCTATTGATGCTAAGTACCCTGACTTTAGAAGAGTATTTCCAGAGTCAGTATCTAATGAGCCTGGTAATTATGACTTTGCATACCTTGATGACTTTAATAAGGCAGCACAGTATATTTCTGGCGTTAAGAACCAAAAGGCATCATTGAGCCAAAATGGTACTAAAGCTGCATTGGTTGATATTGATTGTATTGATTGTGCTGGTGTAATTATGCCACTCAACGTTCAATCTGCAATTATCACTAAACCAAAGTTTTTATTTGATGAACCTAAAGTATCTGTAAAGGAGGCTGCATAATGTCACCCAGCGAACTTAAGTATCAACATGAACTGCTTAACCCTAATAGTTTTTTCTTTTCCAAAGACACTATGAAATTCTTTGGCGATACTATGAAAAATTATGGCGTTAGGTCTGTTGGTGATTATTATGAGCTATATAGAAAAAGTCCAGTAAATGGTGATTTAACTAATAGTCATTATTTTCACAAAGAGACTTTTGCTCAATCTAGTAAAATAGATGATTGAACAATTTATTATTGCTGTAACTGAGTTAATTGCTTTATGGCTTATACAATCCAATGATGACAAGTATAGAAAATATGCTTGCATTTTTGGGTTGTTTGGTCAGCCATTTTGGTTTTACTCATCTTACATAGCTCACCAATGGGGAACTTTTGTATTGTGTTTCTTTTTTACTGCTGCATGGTTTAAAAGTTTATACGAATACTGGTTATCTAAGTAATCCTTCTAACCAAGTCCATGCTGGCATAAGTCCAGTTTTTTGTTCTGCATATTGTGTAGATATTGGACTTGCTGTTTTATTTAACTCTGCATATGGTCCAAAGTTTACCCAAGAGTTTTGCCCTCTAGTTTCTGATGTTGCGGCTGGCAATGCTTCAGGTGAAAACATCCTGGCGTGAGATTGAAATGCGTTTTCTTCTCCACCGGCTCTAAAACCAACTCCATGTTTTGCGTGTCCAAATACATCATGCACAGCTCTAAACATATCATTAGCTAATACAGGTTTACCATTCCACTTTTCATCTGTCTTTTTTAATAACGGATTTTGTTTTAATGCTTCTTTAGCTCTAGTTCCACCAAAGCCTGACTCTGTTGGAAAGATATATAAATGTTTATTCTGTACTAAATCATTAATAGCATTTCTAGGGTTACCGTATGGGTCACCTGACTTTGGCATAAACTCAAATTTATACCCTGCTTTTTTTAACGCTTCGTATTGAGCTTGTGTTTCATCAATTAATGCGTCATAAGACTTTTTAGTAGGCAATGCTTGTGGATTGTTAGCCATTTTTTCATATTCATTTGCTATGCGTTTAGCTCTTTCAACATCTACTTGTGCATATCTTTCTAATGGATTATATAACAATCCTCTGTTAGCAGAATATTCGTTTGCAATATCTACAAGCCTTTGGTCTGTACCAAATTGCTCTAATTTACCACCAACATCTACAACATCTGGCATACCTTGTAAAGTTCTACCAATATATTTTGCTGGTGCTAATGCTCCAATTAATCCTACTTTAGCAAGTCCTGCTGGACTTACCATAGAGGATGCTAATTCTGCACCTTCATTTAATAAACCTGTTTGAGGTTGTGGCAATAAACCTTTATCTGTTAAGTATGCAGTAGAGCCAAATATTTGTTCAGGCTTTCTTACGCCTGTCATTGTTAATGGTAATGCTGCTAAGTCTACAAAACCTGTTGCAAGTTGAGGCACTCCACGAGCTACACTTTTGCCTAATTTCTTTAGCACGTCTAGTGTTTCTGCCATGTTACAACTCGCTTTCTCTATTCTTTCCTTTTAGAGGATATATCATTCTTTGGTATGTTTCCCACCATTCTTGACTATAGTCTGTATTCTGATAGTCTTTAAAGCATGGTGTGCCTAATGTATGATGCACTAATTTAGCATCTGGATTGTATTCGTATTCTGTTTCTAGCCAGTTCCATGTTTCGTCTAGCTTACCTACTTGTTCTTCTGGATACTTGAGCCATTCAAACCTGTGTAGGTATTTACCTGTTTGTTCTTGTACAAACTTAGGTGTTAATTGTTTGTTTAGCCAATGTGAGCAATTCCATAACATAACGCTTGACCAGTTCTTTTTAGGATAGTCTTCGTTCTTTGCACCTAGATATTTAACTGGATGCTTTGTTTGGTAATGATGCTTGACTACCTTGATTGCTTCGTCTGTATCAAAGTTAGCTAGTATCTCTGCTATATCTGTTCTGCATATCATATCGCCATCTACGAATAGTGCGATACCTTTAAAGTTATTTAGATATGGCACTAAAAAGCGTGAGTAGATAAATGCGTTACTACCGTCTGTATGTGTTTCTTTGTAATCTTTTAAAGTGTTTAGTGCTAATGGTGTAAAACTTACCGGTATAGATGACTTCTCTATAACTGACTGGCAAAAGTTATGATAAGCAATTGGTTCTACCTTGCCATCATATCCTACATATATATCTAGTTTTACCATTACTTCTTTTTGTTGCGTGAACTAATATTCTTTGCCTTTGCTTTTGCATCTGCTTTACTAGATGCTCCCCATGCTTTTAGGGATAGTAATAGTCTTGTTGGTTCACCGTTAGGTTTGCGTTCTGGTCCTGGCATATTACCCATACGAGCTAAGAATGATGCACGTCTAGGATTATCACCTGACTTTACTGGTGCTTTTAAATTACCACCTGTTTCTTTATTGTAAGAGGCACGACCCTTAGCGTTAAGACCGCCTTTAGGGTTCTTGCCTGCTTTCTTTTGCCAAACACTCATTTCTTTTTCTTTGCTGTCTTTGCTGATTGTTTAAATGCCTTAGCTGTCGGTGCGCCCTTTGTTCCTGGCTTTCTCATCTTCTCACCTGAACCTGCTTTTATTCTAGCACGTTTAGCAGCGAGATTTGCGTAGAGACCTGGTTTACTTGCCACGTTTAGCTGCCTTTTTCATAGGCTTAGCTGCCATAGCTTTACCTGTTTTCTTTGCGTATTCTTTAGCTTCTTTCTTACCCTTTTCGGTGTAAGCAAATTTCATTTTTCCGACCATTGGCATAATTATTTACCTTTCTTTTTAGACATACCAGCTTGTGATAAAGCGATTGCTATAGCTTGTTTAGGATTTTTAACAACTGGACCTTTTTTAGAGCCAGTATTTAAAGTACCTGCTTTAAATTCCTTCATGACTTTGCTGACTTTCGCCATCTTGCCTTTTTTCGTTGTTGGTTTCTTCATAGCTTTTCCTTAACTTAATAAATCGGTGGTCATATCTGCAATCATTACACAGGCTATACTCGGTGAAGTCAAAAGGTTCACCGCATTGTTCGCAAATAGATAGTTTCATAAAAAGAAAAAGCCCAACCACGGAGAGAGTGCAGTCAGGCTTTTGTGGGATTACGTTATTAACGGACAGGAGTTGTCCAACAAGTAGTATTATAGCATACTTTGCTATATCTGTTCAACAACATTATGCGTTTATTCGTCTTTCTGCAATTGTCAGCAAGTTATCGTATGCCATATCTAATTGCCAATAAAAGGCTAATGGTGGTTTAGCACCTAAGTATTTAGCATAGATAGCGTCTTGTTGTCCTTGTTCTAAGCTATGTATGATAGCGTGTATAGTTCTAATATTAGACATGTCTTGAGCAGAGCACATTTCTTCGAATACTTCTGAAGTTGACTCACCTCCTGATGACATACCTATGCTTTTAGAAGGGTATCCTAGTTTATGGGTATCATGTTTCATCCATAAGCTCCAATCCTCGAGGATGGACAATAAGCGTTCCATACTAATCATATTGTGTTAGCGTATAAGCTACGCTTTGCCCAAATGTTTCTTGTGTAGTTCTTTGTTGAAGGTTATGTTTAGCATCATCTGCATTATGACTTATGACACCTTTTATTTGGTCTTCTGTGAAGTTTGCTGTGTGTCCAAATATAGCTTGTAATGGATGTGGTTGTGGAATGTAATAGTGCATAAGTCTATTATCGTTATCTTTGAATGCGTGTATATGACCTTCCATCTTCATGGTAACAAGCAAATTTTTAATGGTGTGATAATTACCATCTACATGTGCTGCTATTTCTTTTATAGCTCTAGGCTCTGTAAGATAAGCTAGTATTTTATCTCTGGTGTTCATGATATGTCCTTAACTTTACAAGTCCATTTTTTTGTTTTTGCATCCATGTGCCAGCCGTGGACATGTATCAAAATATTTGCATCACGAACATAACCTACATTTTCATGGTCAGCTATTTTTTTAACTCTTGCAGACATATTACTAGCGGTAGTAGTTTGCACGCATAGTATTTGATTTGGCTTTAAAGCTAAAATATCTCCAAATCCCCAAAGGTCTTGGCGAATTTTTGCGTAAAAGTTGTAGTGTTCAGTAATCCAACAAAACCATCCATCTGCTCGTAATTGAGCCAAGCTCAACTGCGTTGGGCTAATCTTCGCCAAATTGTTCTCCATTAGGTTTACTTATGCCATCTTTAAATCGTTTTTCTACAGAACCTGTACTTTTATTTAGTTCGTATTCATAAGTATGTGGTGATACGTCATCACTATTCTTTTCCTTTTTGAATATCTTGTCCCAGTTATCTTGTGCTTCTTGTTCAGAAATTAACAATGGTCTTCTTCCAGAGCCTTTACCCATTACCTATCCTTTCTTGTTGTAACTTTTCATATTCTTTGTTCAACTCACAACCTAGATATTGTCTTCCTAATTGTTTAGCTACTTGTGCAGTTGTGCCACTTCCCATGAATGGGTCAAACACAATATCATTTATACGACTACCAGCTTTAATACATGGTTCAATAAGAGCTGTTGGGTATGTAGCAAAATGTGCACCTTTGTAAGGTCTAACATTGACTGACCATACATCACGTTTATTTTTTAACTCATATACTTTTTGTTGGGCTTTAAGCAAGCCATTTCTTGTATCCATTTTATCAACACCAGTACCTTTTTGTGCATTTTTATTTCCAGCAGTTCTATCAGAATGTATAGCAGGTTCTTTTATAGCTTCATTGTCAAAATAATACTGTGGATTTTTAGATAACAAAAATATATACTCATGTGATTTTGCACATCTATCACGAACAGACTCAGGCATTGGATTTGGTTTATGCCAAATAATGTCTTGTCTTAAATACCATCCAAATTCTTGTAAAGCAAATGCTACTCGCCATGGTATTCCAATTAAATCTTTTTCTTTTAATCCTTCTAATTTATTACCACGTCTTGCACATTCAGAAGGTAAGTCTTGGTCATTAGATGCTATGGTTTGTTTATTTAAAGACTGTCCTTTACCGGGTCTGTAATTATAATAACTATCGCCTAAATTTAACCATACAGTTCCATCATCTTCAAGAATATGCCATACATGTCTAAATACATCTACCATATTAGCAACGTATTCTCCAACTGTTTGCTCTAAACCAATTTGACCATTATGCCCATAATCTCTTAAACCAAAATAAGGTGGTGATGTAACGCAAGTTTGTACTTTAATGCCTTCATCTTTCCAGCGTGACATTATCTCTCTACAGTCTCCAAATTCTATTTTATTCATTTAATTTGTATATGGTTGTTAGTAAATAACCAGCCTATAGTTTTACGGTGTGCTTCTTCCCATGCTGCTATTCTATCATGTTTATCTAACATCTTATCATTATCTATCATGTGGTGGCATTGGTGACATAGGAACGCTATACGATAATCGTGTCCCTTGATACCTGTTCCTTTGCCATCACGTAATTGATTAGAGTGTGCAGATACTACTGTTCCGTCTTGAATAGAACACATCATACATGGTGCTCCATCTGCTAGTTTAAGTAACTTAGGGTTTCTGTAATTCATTACATACCTTTGTCATCCAGTTAATTAAATCATCTGGTGTATATTCTCGTTGATATTGAGTACAGCGTTTTGTTCCCTTTACATTACCACATATTGACCTGTCAGTAGATGATAGATTTTTAGGTGGCATTGGTGGTAACTTATCTTTAGTTATTCCACAAATATAAAGTTTAGTATTTTTATGTGCAACATGACCAAAGTCAAATTGGTCAATCTCAATAGTAAACCCACCAAACTCATCTACATTATCACCTAGAGGTAATGGTGCTTCTTTCCATAAACGACTACCAGCAGGATGTTCTAATATACCTCCATTTAACCTTACCTGTGCCAATGCAAAGTATGCTAATTGTTTTTCATCTGGTCTAGGGTTTGCCATGTGAGATAACATACCCCAAGCTCTACACGGTGGATGTGCTATTACAGGATAGTCTTTACAGTAATTTCTAGCGTCTCTGTGAATATCATAAACATCATATCCGTCAAGTTCTTTATAACGACTATCGTCTCTAGCAAATAATACTGCTATCACTAGTAATCCCAACCCCAACCCATAGTCTGACCCCATACTTCTATCTGTTGTTGGTATTCTGTCATCTCACTTGTGGTTAGTTTAGTTGTTGACTTTATAAGTTCTACAGGCATACCTGCAATTTCTGTTTGGTATCGTAAAAACTTATATCCCATAAGTTCATGTATCTTGTCTTTCTCAATACCAAGATGCTGACCTATGCTTGTATACAATTCCCATAATCTTTCGTTCTGCTGTAAACTCCTGTTAAGCTTTGCATCTGAAACAGTTACTCTCCAACGTTTAGTAAAGTCAAGAGTTTTTAGTTTCTCTATAAGCTGGGGTAAGTTGTCTTTGGTTAATGCCCACTTTATCATCTCTCCATCCTTTCGTTTTAAATACTTGTCCGTCTTTAGAAGTTGCTTTGTATTCTATATCATCACCAAATACTTTTTTGCATTGCTTGATAAATTCATTTATGGTCATCTTGGTGGACTCTCGTTATATCGTAAACCTTTTTGGTCAAACCAAAAGTTAAATGAACCTTCCCATTGTGCATTACGCTGCTTCTGAACAAAGACCTTTGCATCTGGAATAATCTTTAACTCAGCTTCAGGTGTGTTTCCTGCTTCTATTAATTTTTCTTTACTACGGTTACGCCAGCATAGGATTAGTGAGTCACATAAATTTCGCAGATGACTTGAACCCATCAAATCTGTTGCATCAGGTATATCAGTTTCATCTTTCATCTTACGAGTATGTGCTACTAAAAATATGTGTATCTGTAAATCACGACATACTACTGCCAAAGTATTAACAAACCTTTTTTGTGCATCTAGTGACTCTTCAGAAATGTCATTTAGCTTCATTAAACTATCTATCACAAATACTTCTACACCTAGAATATGTTTTCCATAGTATAACGTAGCAACCATATCTTGTGAAGTAGTTACACCTGTTTGGTCGTAAATATATAACTTGTCTTTAGCACGTTCACAAAACTTATGTATATATTCATCTGTTGGCTCTGGTGAACCTAATGCCTGGGTAACCATTCTAGCCAATGTTAAAACAGGTCTCATTTCTAAAGAAGCTATTAAGCATTTAGTATTCTGTTTCATCATAGACAATATGACTTGTGATAACCACATTGACTTACCATGACCTGATACACCGGTAAGAATTGTTAGTTCCGAAGCCCTAACCCTGAACTTATCTTCCGTCTTAACCCAGCCAAGCGATTTGCCACTATGAATTTCCTCACCAAAATACTTGACCAAGTCATCAGCAAATATATCCGTACCTTTAACTTTAAACTCTGCATGTCCATACCCCTCGTTATAAAATTCTTGAACTGTTGATTGGCTAACTGTTAGTTTATCTATTACTTCACCTATGTTCACTCCACCTTCCCAAACTTTTTTAGGTTTGATAGTTTCTTCTATAGGGTCATTCCACCTAGACTGATTAATGTAAGTAGTCGTTGCTGGTACGTATCCTTCTTTCCAACTGCGAGTATCTTTCATTTTTTTAATGTGGTCAAGTATTTCATCTTTAATCTCATACAATTTTCTATTACGCCACTTTTCCTCACATTTAACTTTTGATATTTTACGAGTTGGATATATTTCCCAAAATTCTAAAAACGACTTATGCGATAGCATATATATATCTTTATCTTTATCTCTATCTTTATCTCTATCTAGTATAGAATTTTTATAGTCACACTCTATTATCCACTTACTTAATGATTTTATTACAGAATTTACGAAGTTTATAGGGTATCTTAACCTATAAGCAATTGCCTGGTCTTCAGGTAAAAAACCATCATATTGACTAGCTAAACACCATAATTTTATTAAAATAGCTTGTTGGTCATGACTCATTGCATTAAATTCATAATCCTCTAATAAGTCAATTCCATACAATTTAAACCATGGCATTTTCTTAGTTTCATCTGCATAGGTCTTAGGTTTATAATGCTGAAACTTATCCCAATTCTTGACTCTGTATTTCATATACTCTCCTTAAAATAAACATTCTTCATAAAGTTCTGTTACTAGCACAACTTTTGCTTTAGGCAAAATATGGAGCTTGCAATTAGGTCTTGACTCTAAAAACCATTTAGCAGATGCCTTGTTACTAAAGGCTCTTAGCGGTTTTCCGTCAAATTCATCTAATATAATGTAACGCAATATGTCCATGGAGCAAAACACTAACATAGGTAAATTCTATATGCAAACTATTTTTTTTATAGAAAATACTTGACAGGTGTTTTTTATGAGTTTAGAGTTCAATTGTCAACTTTAGGAGAGAGACATGAAAATTTCAACAATGATAGTATTATCAGTAGCATTTTGGGCTTATGTGTGGCTTTGCTTGCAAATTATGGGCAAGTTAGCAGGAGCTATATAATGGATAAATTTGGATGGGAAAAGGATAGACATAATACCTGGTATAACCAATGGGATTATAAAACACCTAGAAGTTATCGTGAAAGATATGGTGTTGACTATAAACATGACGATACGGAACATCAAGAACATATAACAACAAATATCTTGACTGTCATATTAGTTTTAATTATAGTGGGGATGTTATGGCTACAAAACTAGAACACATATCAGTAATACTTAAAAGACTAACTGAAGAACTTAAATTAGATAACGACAAATGGGAGAGAGAACAGAATGGAAGACCAATTTTACCAGGAAGTGATGCAGGAGTTACACGAAATAGAAACCAAACAACAGGAGAGAATAAATGAGCATTCATAAAAAATTAATGCAAGCAAGATTAAAGCTACAAACAGCAGACCTTAAAAAGTCTGGTCATAATAAATTTGCAGGATACAAGTATTTTGAGTTAGGTGATTTTTTACCTACTATTCAAGAAATTTCTAATGAGGTGGGTATCTGTGGCACAGTAACATTTTATACAGACATAGCAATTCTTACTATTACAGACATGGATGATGCTACACAGTTTATTGAGTTTAAATGTCCTATGTATTCAGCAGCTTTAAAAGGTTGTCATGATGTGCAAAACTTAGGTGCAGTTCAAACATACCTTCGTAGGTATTTATGGACTAATGCGTTTGAGATAGTAGAACATGATGCTATTGATGCTGCTAAACCTATAGAAGTTGAAGATAATCTTACAGAAGAACAGTTAGAAATTGCTAAGAATAACTTAGAAGAAGCTGCTAAACGTGGTGAACTTAAACAAGCATTTTTTAAATTAACACCAAATGCTCAAGAAAAGCTACGTGAGTATGCTAACGAACTTAAGAAGTCTGCATGAGTCATTTAAAAGATAATAGGCGTCATAACGTTATTACAGCTAGTAATGCGTGGTCTGCTGTATATGAAAGACAAAAGTTATGGCGTCAAATGACTTTACGTGAACCTCCTTTTGAAGGTAATGAGATGACTGAATACGGTAATATTCATGAGTCTATTGCATTATCTGAATTAGAAAAAGAGTTTGATGATATTGTAGAGCCTGGTAATAAGTTTGTATTACATGACAAATTACCGTTTGGTGCAAGTCCGGATGGTTATTATGATGGCAATGTTATTGAGATAAAATGCCCATATACTCAGGAAGTTTATAAAGAGATACCCGAACGCTATTACTTTCAGATGCAAATGCAAATGGAAGTATGTAAAATGCCTCATGCTTATTTCTATATATGGACACCAAATGAAACAAAGATACAGGTAGTAAACAGAAGTAAAATATGGCTTGACTGGTATACGCCATTAGCACTAGAATTTATGAAATATGTTGAAGATGACATAGAACCTAAACGCTGGACTAAGAAACCAATTTTTAATAAGGAGTAGTATATGGCTGAGTACGATAACACAAATACGTTTACATTATTTAAGAATGACAAAGGTGATAATCCTAAACGACCTGATTATACTGGTACTGCTAATGTAGATGGTATTGAATTTAGAATTAGTGGCTGGATTAGAGAAGGTAAGAACGGTAAGTTTATTAGTGGCTCTGTGCAACTAAAAGAAACTCAGGTGGAAGTAAGAAGTGGACCTGCTGTTGAAGGTTCAGATGAGGATGTGCCATTCTAATAAAAAGGGGACATTTTCAGTCCCCTTAATTATTGGCGATAACGATTTTCTGAAGAACGCTGTCACCGTTAAATAGTATAAACTATTTGTTCATTACGTACATAGTTACTTCAAAGCCAAAACGCATTTCTGTAGCTGCTGGAGTTGTCCACATGGTATTTATCCTTAAGTAATATATTATGCTTAATTGCACAATATAATAGAATTATACGCTTATGTGGGTTTGCTAGACACCGGATAATCATTAAAGGTAGATAATGGATATACATAACTTAGAATTAGATATTGCTTGTTATGCAACTGCTGTATATCATGAAGTTAATACAAGAACACTAGAAGAAAAGGTAGGTGTTATAAATGTCATACGTAATAGGGTTCGTAGTGGTTTTTGGGGTCGTGATGTATGCTCTGTTGTTTATGCTTCTGGTCAGTTTATTGGGGTTACGGATGAAAGTCATCCAGAAGTTAATGCTAGGGCGTATTTGGAAACTAAACTTTTGGTTATTGATACGATTGTTCATAATAAATATGCAAATCCAGTTGCAAATGCTTTATATTTCCATGATGACTCAATACCGCCAAAGAAAGCATGGTTTGGTAAACAAAAAACAAAACACATAGGAAGGATGTATTTTTACTAATGGCTAAAAAAGAACCTGTAGCATGGCTTTATGAGGAGTTTGATGTTAGGTCTGGTGACTTAAAGAAGTCTTATTTATGGTCATTTCATCCTAATCAACTTTCATATTTAAACGACTTAAAGAATACAACGCATCATATTAAGATAACACCATTAGTTCCTGGTGAACCTGTAGAAGAATATAAAGGATTATCTAAGTACGATAGTAAGAAACTAACGGAGGCACATGGTGGACTCTAAACCACTTACTCAAGAAGAAATTATAAAGGTATATAAAGAAGCATTTGGATACGGTAGTCAGGTAATAACAATTGACAAGATATTTAGATTTGCTAGACTTATAGAACAATTGCATGGAGTAAAAGATGTACACTAAACTAGATGACCAACGACAAGCAAAGTTTATTATAAGTTATATGGAAGCAAATCCTGGTTGCAGCATTAAAAGTATTGTGCAACAATGCGTTGTTTGTAGAACTAGATTAAAGTATTTAGAAAGTCAAGGATACTTTACTTTGCCAAAGTGGACTTACAATAACACATTGGATAAACGATTTAAAAATAGAAAATATGTGTCTGTAACTGTAGGAAGGGAGTATGGCAGATGGCAAGAGCAGAAAAGATATTAGAAGTGGTAGTATGGTTGTTGATTGTTGGTGGTATGGGTTGGTTTTTTTATGGTTGTTATCAGTTAATTGATTTATTTTTTATAAGGGGATAAGAATGGTTGATTTAGTGAATAGACCACCGCATTACTTAGTGGGCGGTATAGAGGCAATAGATGTGATTAAAAGTCGTTTAACTAAAGAAGAGTATATTGGTTATCTTAAAGGTTGTAAGCTCAAATATGACTTACGTTATCCATTTAAAGATAATCCACAACAAGATTTAGAAAAGTCTGATTGGTATAAGAACAAGCTATTAGATGCTACTAAAGATGATGAAGTTGAAATTCCACCAGAACTAGAAGCTCAATTACAAAGGTTTGATGATGAGTAAAATATATTGGATATTCGTTACGGTAATGGCAGCATTAGCTATCTTTTATACGGAACAGTCATTTGGTCAAACTACAACCATACTAGCACCAGATGGGTCTGTAACCGTCTGTCAGGTTGGCTCTAATGGCATTGTAATTTGTGTCTAATTTAGGAATGAGAAATAGCAATGCAACCCATGTAGACTTTGGATTTTTACGTGGGTCTGTAAAACAAAATGCAGCTATTATTCCATCTAATGTTGATATGATATTAGAAACTAACTTTCATTTCTTAATAGGTGAATGGAAAAGAGATGGTGAAGAAGTATCTAAAGGTCAAAAAATATTACTTAATAGAATGTCAACTTTACCTAATTTTATTGTGTTAATTATAAGTGGGTTTAGTGATAACAATAATAGAGTGATTAATGACTTTTATGAGTTACATAGCTCTTTTTTAAAGAAAAAAGGAAATGGAGAGGATGAATTAAAGGAATATATAGATAAATGGTTTATAAATGCTAATCATCCATAGGCGTTAGTTCACCATAGATAGCTAGTTCTTCACCACTAATTTCTATCATGCTATCGTCATCTAATGTGATGACTATAGTGCTATCGCCATGTAATGCTTCACAAGATACAATCACTCTGCCTAGCATGTGATTACATATAATTTCTACTTCTGACCGTT